CAAACTCGAGGGAACATCGAAACAATCTCCTTCTGCTGTTGAGACAGCGGCATACCGAAATATAGGCGTGTATCCTGTGCCTTGTAAATACGATGATGATGTGCCTGTGCTTATACAATTTATAAATTGAAGACCTTGGATTTGAAAAAATAGATTTCGCTGTGCTCCATTCAATACTGTTGCGGTTTGTCCAATCCCAACATTCAGGCACACCAAATTGAACTTATTAAACTTATCCCACAATGTCCCAACAATGTTTCTCAAATTAACATTTGTGAAAGTAAATTGCGAATATGTAGAGTTCATTGTTCCAAATGAGTTTGTTGCTCCTGCCGACAGAATTTGTGTTGCGAGTGTGAAATTCGCCAATTCATTTTGATACAAATAATTGAATGGATTTTTATAAATTTTATCTTTTTCAAATGGCACAAATGTTAGAAAAAATAATTGGATATTCATTGTTGTAGCCAACCCATTATCATTTATCAGTGATATATTCAATTGGACTTGTGTATCATTGGGTTTTATCATTACAAATTCTCGAGTATTCGTTGGTTTTAAAGGAATATTTAAAGGGTCATTAGCTGTTACAAATGAATTATATCCGCTAATTGCGGTTTCAAATCCGTTTTGTTTGCCCTGATACGACGCCTGTATCAAATTAAGTCCATTTGCAAACATCGTTGCTAATCCAGTTGCGTTACTACTTGTGTTATCATTGACTATGAATACTTTGAATGCTTCATATTTTTCATATAGCGTTTCGCCTAAAACCCTTCGCAAATCAAATATAAAAGAATAACTCCGAGCATCTGAACCTCTGATTCCTATTGCCGATTGGGTTGCTGATATATTTGCTCCAAAGAGACATAATTTTGCCACTTCTTGATTCATCTTATTATAATAACATAACATTATTATAATATATTTATTTGGGTTTCTTATGTGTAAGGAACTGACTTTTTGCTGAATGGACTAAACCTGTCATAAGACGTCCCTCACCTGCTTTGTGAGTCGGGAGAAAACTGGGATAAATCTTGCCGTTGGGTTTTAATATCTCGAATAACATACGCCGTTTTCGTAAACGAGCACTTGGTCATAACAGGCGAAAGCAGTTTGTAGCACAGTGATAGCACCTGCCGAATAATAGTTGATGATACTGAAAATATCAGATGTGTTAGTATTTGTGCCAGCGAATATGGATGCCTTGTCAGCATTTTGGTATATCTCCAAGTCAATACCAATCAAGAAAGCGCCAGAATCCTCAGTGGAAGCCTCTACCAAACCAGCAACAGTGTTGGGAGCATTGAGCTGGAAAGCAGTACTATCAATTGAAGGTTGGAGTTGCATATCAGCAACAGAACCAAAGCACTTAATCGCCTCAGAGTAAATCTCAGGGAACGACACAGGCTGAGTTGAGGGCAAGACCTCAGAACCAACTCTGAATTGATATCCGACAGAGTTACTGGACCCAAGACCGAAGGCGCAGTGAGACGAAGGATATTGCGCCGCAAGACCAGCAGTGGTTCTAGAAGCAACAAAGATGTTCTTCAAACTACTGAATTTAGCAGGAATAGGGAATGACACTTGAGTAGCAGTGGTGGCAGGGACAGCAGCAGAGTTAGTGTATGACCTGTAAGAAGGGAGGACCATTTGCATTGGGTTAGAAGAACCAGCATTGATCGCAGAAATGGCAGAATCAGGGAGCTCTAGGAACTCACCACAGTAATTCACCGATGTAGCGGTAAAGCTAAGACCTGAACCACCTTCAACCATCATTGCTCTAATTAGGGAAGATTGTAAAACTATCTCAACTCTAAGGGGAGCAGCAGTCATCTGCCAAAGGGGTAAGTATTTTTCACCTGCCAAAGCACCTGTAAGCGAAATCAAGTTGATGGCAAAGGGGTAAGTGGTAGTGGATGCCGCGAGCACACCAGTAGCCTTGCCTCTGTTAACAGAGCGGACATTTGCTAAAGCGGCGGCAGCAACACCAACACCTGAGTATTCCTCATTGGTTCCAGTGGTGATAGAAAAGCGACCCTTAACCGCATCTTCAGGAGCGGAATAATCATACAATATTTTTGCCAACTGACCATAGTTATCAATATCTTCCAACAAATTGGACCCGTGAAAAACACGAACACGCTGGATGAACTGGTGCCAACCGCACGACTCCAAGCAGGAACTGGTAGAGGCACCAGTAGCAATCAAGTTAAAGTTACCCTTCAAGTATGACTCAGAGGGAATAAGAGCAGTGTTGGCTCTTGTGGGGATGTTGATGGTAATGGTTTCTCCCATATTGAAGCTCGTGGAACCCTGGGGTTGGATTTGCGTTAAATATCTACGGGCAGGAGCAGACTCGACCTTGGATTGAAACTTGAGATTAGCAGGAATCATTTATAATAATAGTCCAGAAAATAAATAATGACTTAACTGTAATTAAATCATTATTTTGCTAAATAAAATTGGGAGGCGGACTAAACCCCGGATTTATCTCTTCAAAACATTTCTCTCTAAATTGGCTGATACTTTTTTCATTAAGTTTTCAGCAACCTGTTTCACAACAGGTCTCATTAGCAATGGCATTTTATGTCCAAGTCTATTCTTACCAAGGGGCATTTTAAAACCCATCATAGCACTACCAAGTGGTGATTTATAGCCAATCATTTATAATCTATAACAATATTTTATTCTGTAAATTTGACACAATCTAATTGAAGCATCATTTGATATTGCACCCCGTTCATGTCAATCAGTCTATTTTCATTATCCAAAATACGAATCTGTATTTGGTCTAGTTTATTGACATACAAATTGGTTCTAAAATTGTTATTATTGGTATAAGTAATTATGCTAAATGGAGCAACATATACTGGAATATTCGCTAAAATATTCTGATTATATGGTTGGGCTATATTTACATTATATGTAGGAAAGTTGATTTCAATATTCAATGCTCTTATCTGATTCACATTAACACAATCACGGCTATACAATAAGAATGCCGCAGAAGTAGTATTAGTGGTTTTGCTAAAGCCAATCGCATGATTAATTGTAGAGGCATATATTATAAAGTTACTTGTCGCATGAGTGAAAAGGAGTTTGCTGGTTATACTGTTATACGTTATTGTATAAGATGCGCCCATTGCTGTTTGGATTACCCCTATAAGCTGTGTTATATTATAATTACCTGGTTCAATATAATATGTTGTAGCTGGACCTGCTACCAATCCAAAGATGAAGGTGTTATCAAAACTACTGATACTATAGAAACTATAGGGGATAGTAGCATTTTGTAAACTAAGATAAATATGGTGTCCATCTGGAATTTCTATGACTGGTAAATAATAAATGCTATTTGCTATATTACCCCCTACGGTCTCAGTAGCATAACGACTGTTCAAATATATTTGGATTGACTCAATATGTTCCATTTTGTTAGTTACTATATACTGAGATTATTTGCTAAAGCTTGTTACTATCAGTAATTACTAGTGGATTGAAATTGCGATACAGCTTATTCTCAATCGTGTCTATATCCAAATGTGAATACTCTTGTTCAAAAACATAATCATATATCTTCTTAGCATCATCATCCTTCATTTGTAATAACTCCTGATTCACAGTGTTCCACTCCTCACGATTTTTCGGTTTAAAAATTGTCGCATATGTCGTCTGCTTTCGCAACATTTTGGGAAAATACATATACGACTGTAGTGTAAATATAAAGCAGGTATTCAAATGTCTAGCCTTAATAAGCATTGTGTTTAGCAACTTTTGAACATCTTTTTCTTTTAGTGAACTAGCAAAATCATCTATCACGACGCAGTTGTATTCCATCTCTTCATCGTCTTCATCATCATATTCTTCCTTACGCTCTTTAAGTTCTGAATATAAATCCTCTAAACTATCTCTTGTTAGTTCATGATAAATCTTATCGTGCTTTTCAAATGGGTGATTCTTAACTGACATGAAACTAATAGATGGTGTGAACAAATATAAATTATGAAATTTCTTATGGTAAGACCCACCCTTACGAAACTGATTCAATAGCAGACTTGTCTTGCCACTACCTCCACTACCAACTAACAAATATATCATTCCGTTTCTCCTAGATATACCGTCAGGAATATCTTTAACATATTTATCCATCTTCTCCTTGACAGGCTTTATGCTCTTAATATCATGGTTCACTTCCTCTTTAATATCCACTATTGGCATTTATAATAGCGCTACATTTTATTCCCCCCATTGTTTAGGCAATTGTTTAATTAAGAAAAATTAAAATCTTATGCTTTGTATATAGATGGCTGACCAACTTGACGACACCATAGATGATGTGGGACTTACTAAACCCAAGAAAAACCGCTCTGAAGCACAAAAAGCCGCTACTGAACGAATGCGCAAAGCATTGGAACTAAAGCAAACATCTAGCGGGAAATTATCAACAGACGAGAAAAAATTACGCTTACAGGCTATAAAGGAACAACTTAACGGACCTCTTAAAAAGAACATGGACAAGACACCTACACCGATGAAGGCACCAGAACCCGCACCAGCACCCGAACCCGAACCTGAAACTGAATCAGAAGAAGAAGCACCAGCACCGCCACCACCACCACTAGCACCTAAGAAAAAAGAGAAAAAAATTCTTTCCCAACCCGCCCCGAAAAAGAAGGAACCCAAGGTCGTATATGAATCCGCTAGTGAATCCGAGGAAGAAGTAATCGTAGTTAAAAAGAAAAAGAAACCAAAGAAGAAGACCATCATATATGAGGACGCAACTGAATCTGAAGAGGAAGAACCAGTGAAACCTATTAAGAAGGAACGTGAAACTAAGACGCAACAAAATGCTTCTTCCAAATTTAAAGTGACTCCTGGTGTTTCTGAGAAATCAAAAGTTGTATCTCCATATTACTTTGCGGATTAAAATATTTTGTTAGTATATAATGATGATTAATATGTATATCTTTAACAAAAAAATGGATTGGAACACTATGTGTGATAGTGCTAAACTGACACACAAAGCAGAATTATCAAAATTTAATACATTATATGAAATGTATCCTACTGAATTTAATACCGATTATTATATTTCTTGTAATGTAAGAAAAAATGAGGCTTGTTTTTGTTTAAAGAAACTAAATGGTTATAATAAATCACCCGACGATATTATCAGTTTCAGTAGATACTTAAATACTAATGTTAGGGATGACCATGATGACAAAAAAATGTATAAAAAAAATAAATTTTTTACACCTCTAAGATTAGACAAGCATGAAAATGATGATTTTATCGTTTTTTATATAAAAGTAAAATATTTCAATTACCCTTTTATGTCTTCAACTCAAGAAAGAGAACCCTTGGAATGTAATGTATGTCTTGAATTACAGACAGAATATTTTAAAGATAATCCATTTTTGTGTGAACATAATGATGTTTGTGTTTCTTGTAATAATAAAATTTTTAAAACAACTAATTCATGTTGTATATGTAGGGCATTAAGGAAAACAACAACATACTTATAATAAATATATTATTATTATAAATGTCTGACGATAATGATGCGGATTGGGTTTTTGTATTTGACGAACCATGTTACTGCCTACATACTATTTGGGATTTGGACACCGGCAAAACTATGCTACATACTATGAAGGAGGAGGGTCGCATTAATAACTTGGATTTGATACAGTATAGACGCCCTACATACATGAAGGGTAATAAAAAATCACAGGGGAGCAGTTATAGCGACGCATGCCTCAGGCTAGTAAAACGCTTGTTTAATTAAGTTCTACGGTACCGTAGGTTTGAAAAGTGGGGAGTGATGGATGAGGACACGTTTTTGACCCCGGCTATATATACCCCTTTTTACTGATTTTTTGGAATTTGGCGCAAAAATCATCAATATTCTCAACTTTCAATGTTTTTACCACTTTTTCTATTAAAGTCAAAACCACTCCTCACTCATCACTTCTCACTTTAATAATAAAAAGAAAGAGTATATAGGATATCAATATTACCACTTGATAATGCTGTATAAATATTTTAATAAAAACAGATTTATTAAAATATGGTCACAAATTAGCTCCTCACTGCTCCTCACTCACTTCAATATTTTCAATATTAAAATGTTTCTTTAAAAGTTCAATGTTATATAATTTTGTTTCACCTTTGTTAGTATGTTTACCTTTTTCAATACCACTAATGTTAAGGTTCTTCATTCTTAAACCAAACGCTGGTAAAGTAACATTATAATCCATTCCACATTTTTTAGTCCACTCACAGAACATTTTATAAGAATCTTTACCAAGTAATTCAATAGGTTCCTTCTCATAAAAATTATCATAAGTAAAATCTTTAATCCATGATTCAATCGGACTAACAGACATTTCTTTCAAATCATTTTGATACTGAGTAACTGGCATTGTCAATGAATTGAATTTATCCATATCAGGAATAGATTTGAAATATTCGTAACAAGATTTAATAGAATTCACATCATCAAGCAAAGCATATAAATCATTAAAGTAAGCTTTATTACCACATAATTCATCACTACTTTTAATAACAAGTTTGCGTCTATCATCTTTTGTAGTTTTAATTGGCTCCTCATTATTTGTTGTAATTATGAAACGATGAAATGATTGTATTGGAAATTGTGCCACACCTTTGTTATTGATTTTCAATGTTGGTTCAGTAATAAGACCCTTGATACGACCTTCACTCTCAATAGTTTCTTTTTTACCTAACTCATCTAGATTTACTAAGAATGCTTCAGCCATTAAACCATTAAACTCTCCCCATACATCACGACTAGGTTGAGTTGTTTGAAATACTTTTGTTGAACCTATCATTTTTGTAAGAAGTTGTAACAATGTGCCTTTACCAGCTCCTTCTTTTGAAATTAATGTAGGACATATACTTTTTACGGCAGGATATTGAATCATTTGCGCAATCCACTTAATAAAATAATCACAAACATTTTCATCATTACCTGAAAGAATTAATATATGTTTTTTTATTTTTTCAATAGCATCATCTTTTTGTTCCCATTCAGTAACTAATTCCATATCAAAAGGTCTCCACATATTATAATAATTTGATGGACATTTCAATCCAGTTGGAAACACACCAACTTCATCATATTTTTTAATAGTAGGACATTTAAGCCAATCATGGATAAACTGTGTTTCAACCGCTTCATAACTCTTGCCATTGTATTTAAAATCAGTATATTGTAAATGCTCATAAGATGTTATTATTTGTGACTTATTTAATGTAATAACCTTATTTTCAAATTCTTTTAAAAAGAATGATTTATTAATAATCTTACAATGTTTATCCTCAAATTTTGCTTGAACATTACCAAATGTTGCTTCACAAGTTTCTTGTAATTTTACTAGACTAGTTTCTTGTTTATTTGGAATAGACCAGCCAGGTGGAATCACAATAGAATTAGAATGTTCCTTATAAGACCATTTCATATTAAGACCTTCAAATTCATCATTAATATGATTTGTTATTTTATCAAGTAAGTCACGCTTATTATAATAATTACCTTCCATTAATAAACCATCAAAACATAATGCTCTAATATTAATATTATTATTGCGAAGAAATGAAATCAATGATTGTAAGATTTTATTTTCATAGACACACATAATACGATTGAATGCGCTACCTTGTTCATTATATAATTTTGTTTCAGGCACACTATCAACAATGTGTTTATATTTCGGTAAATCAATTATTTGTTTTTGGATTATTTTACATTCTTTATCAAAATTTTTAAAAAACATATTTGTTTCCTTTTTATTGAGTTTATCATCATTTAAAGCCTTTAAGAATAACTCTTTCCCATTCTCACCAAATTCAGCTAACACTTCGTCACGATGGTTAATGTAATACTCAATATTAGGACATACGATATTATCTAATTTACATAAGTATCTAGCTATTACAACGTGAGCATTTTTCATATCAATGTCAGTCATAACATCTTCACAAAGGAATCCCCTAAATTGCTTAGGCAAGCTTTGTAATGAATTAGGAGAATATAACCTGCCACCAACTTCTAGTGGAGTATTTTGTGGTAATCTATAAATGCGCTCTATAGTTCCTTTTGTTTGAATATGAGATTGACAAAAACGTTGTAATATATCATATTTTGTTTTTATATCTTGTTCCTTCATGGAAGGAGAGCAATAATCTTTAAAAGTCTTAAAAGACATATCTGCTAAAAAGTGAATTTTTAAAAGAGGGAGCTGTTCGGTAATTTCCATTTTTATATACTATGTTGAGAAAATAATTTTAAGCTGTTTTTCCTTAATATTATTAATTTCAATTTTTCTGGATTAAATAGTAATCTGGGATTTTCATTGTTAGTTCATAGTCTTCAAACATATCATAATCTATTTCAATAATGTTAAAGTCTTTAACATCATATGTGT